TGCAGGTTTCTTTGCTTCAGACGCCGAAGAATATATTGGTTGTGATCCAAACCCTAACACATATAAACAATATATGAAACAAATAGAAGTGTATAATAGTTTCTTAACTAAACCTAAAAAAGTTACTATCTACAATACAGGTGCTGAAGATTTACCTTGGGATGAAATAAAAGATATTGATTGTTCATTTACAAGTCCACCATATTTTTCTACTGAAGAATATAATAAAGGTGGTGAGAAAGAAGAAAATCAATCGTGGTTTAAATTTAATGAATATAATAAATGGCGTGATGATTTCTTTTTACCTGTATCAAAGAAATGTTTTGAGAGATCAAAGTTTACAATAATTAATATTATGGATCCAACAGTAAAAGGTAAACGTTATAGAAGTTGTGATGAAGTTGTTGATATGTTAAAAGACAACTTTGTAGGTCAAGTAGGAATGAGAATAATGCAAAGACCTAAATCAGATAAGTTATTTGAAAGTGAACAAGCTAAACAAGAGTTTATGAATAAGACATTTATAGAAAACGTTTGGTGTTTTGCTAAAGATAAAAATGTTGACTTGTTTAAGTCGGCACGTAAAGGAACACTAGATAGTTTTTTTGAATAAATATGTCTATGGCTATCACTAAAGAATCGTATAAAGATTTAAAAGAGTATTGGGATTATCAACGTAAGGTACAATACAACAAGGAAGTTGTACACAATATGGCAGATCAATTTGAAGGAAGAGTATATAATGAATTTGGTCAGGTTGATTTACAGGCAGTTAAAAGTACCTTATGGGATAGAGTTAAACCAGAAGATTACGAAGAACCAAGAAAAGGTTGGATACCTGAAGACTCAAATTTAAGATTTGAAGATGAGGGATCAGCATTTATGCCTAAATGGGATTTTGAAGAACCTAAAAAAGGTAGACGAGTTGTATTAAAAGCAAAAAAAGTAAATGATGATAACGATATATAAAAGATATAATAAGTATTTAACACATAGTTTTCCTGCAACGGAACTTGACAAAATTAGAGAAATATGTTATAGTATGAATATAAAATGGTACACGATAAGTTACACAGATAAGGAGTATAAAGAATATGAGCAATTTTCTAAAGGACATAATTAAGGAAACTGGCAATGAATATGCTGGTTTAGTAAGTGAAGGAGTTGATAGTGCAGACGTAACAAGTTTTATTGATACAGGCTCTTATTCTTTCAATGCGTTATTATCAGGTTCAATATATGGCGGTATGCCAGGTAATAAGATCACAGCAATCGCTGGTGAAGCCGCTACAGGTAAAACTTTCTTTGCATTAGGTATATGCAAACATTTTTTAGATACAGACAAAGACGCAGGTGTAATTTATTTTGAATCAGAAAGTGCCATTTCAAAAGATATGATTGAAAGTAGAGGAGTTGATTCTACTAGAATGGTAATCGTACCAGTTGCGACAGTACAAGAATTTAGAGCACAATCAATTAAAATTATAGACAAATATTTAGAACAACCAGAGGATAAAAGAAAGCCTTTGATGTTTGTATTAGATAGTTTAGGAATGTTATCTACTACAAAAGAAATGGAAGATACGGCCGCTGGTAAAGAAACAAGAGATATGACTAGATCACAAATAGTCAAATCAACGTTTAGAGTTTTAACACTTAAATTAGGTAAAGCAAATATACCTATGATAATGACCAATCACACTTATGATGTTATTGGTTCTATGTTCCCACAAAAAGAAATGGGTGGCGGTTCAGGTTTGAAGTACGCCGCTTCATCAATCATCTACCTAGGTAAACGTAAAGAGAAAGACGGTACTGAAGTAGTTGGTAATATTATTCATTGTAAAAATTATAAATCAAGGTTAACAAAAGAAAATGCTCAAATTGATGTAAGACTTACATACAAAACAGGTTTAGACAAGTATTATGGCTTGTTAGAACTTGGTGAGGCTGCTGGTGTATTTAAAAAAGTATCTACAAGATATGAAATGCCTGATGGTTCAAAAGTATTTGGTAAAAACATCAATGAGGATCCTGAAAAATATTTTACAAAAGAAGTATTAGATAAGATTGATGAATATGCCAAAAGAAAATTCAGTTACGGATCAGACGAAGAATAAAAAATACGCTTACGTACAAAGAGATGGCGATGACTTTACTTGTATAAAGTTATTAGAAGGCAAGTACAAAGGTATTATTTACAAATACGGTAAAGTAGGTTTTGCAAAAGAAGAAAAACCTGATGGCACTTTACCTATGAAGTTTGACTATGATATTATTTTCAATCCACACGAAACGGACATTGACAAACAAGAGTTTATAGATTATATTGGAGATATATTAATAGAACAATTAGAAAGACAACTTAATAATGGCACCGCTGTCCTTGAATAGTAATAACGAAAGAATAGAAATAACGATATTAAGAAACCTCATTTTCAATGAGGAGTTTACTCGTAAGACTTTACCTTTTGTAAATGAAATTTATTTTACAAAAAGAGAAGAAAAGATTTTATTCCAAGAGATCAATACATTTGTTGAGAAGTATAAAAACTTACCTACAAAAGAAACTTTACTTATTGAATTAGGTTATCGTAAAGATATAAATGATGAAGAAGTCAAATCAGTAAAAGAATTATTATCTACATTAAATCCAGAAGAAGTTGAACAACAATGGTTGTTAGATACAACTGAAAAGTTTTGTAAAGATCGTGCTGTTCACAACGCAGTATTAGACGGCATTAAAATTTTAGATGGTAAAGATCAAAAGAGAACACAAGAGGCAATACCTAGTATTCTTGCAGACGCATTAGCAGTTAGTTTTGATAATCATATCGGACACGATTACATAGGTGACGCTGAAGATAGATTTAAATGGTATCATACTAAAGAGAAAAAGTATCAGTTTGATTTATCTTACTTCAACAAGATTACAAAAGGTGGTGTGCCAAGTAAAACTTTAAACATTGCTCTTGCAGGTACAGGTGTCGGTAAATCTTTGTTTATGTGTCATTGTGCAAGTGCTTATCTATCACAAGGTTTAAATGTATTGTATATCACTTTAGAAATGGCAGAGGAACGAATTGCAGAAAGAATTGACGCAAACTTATTAGATACAACGATAGATGATTTACACGCATTACCAAAAGACTTGTATGATTCTAAAATATTAAAAGTAAAAAACAAAACAAACGGTCAATTAATTATTAAAGAATATCCAACGGCGTCTGCTCATAGTGGTCATTTTAGAAGTTTATTAAATGAACTTGCATTAAAGAAATCATTTAGACCAGATGTATTGTTTATTGATTATTTAAATATCTGTGCTAGTGCTAGATTTAAAGGTGGTAACATATCATCTTATTTTTATATTAAGGCAATCGCCGAAGAATTAAGAGGTCTTGCTGTTGAGTTTAATGTGCCAATCTTTAGTGCAACACAAACAACAAGAACTGGTTTCGTTTCTACAGATATTGGTTTAGAAGATACGTCTGAAAGTTTTGGTCTACCTGCTACTGCTGACTTTATGTTTGCTCTAATGTCAAATGAAGAATTAGAACAACTAGGTCAAATGAAAGTCAAACAATTAAAGAACAGATACAATGATCCTGCAATTAACAGATCATTTATTGTAGGTGTAGATAGGGCAAAAATGAAACTGTATGATGTAGAAAATACAGCACAAAACATAGTAGATAGAGGAAAAGAACCTGATCTTAAAGTAGAAGACCCTTACGATAAGTTTAGTGATTTTAAAATATAATGCCTAAAAAACAAAAAGTAAGATTTCATAAAGGTGATCGTAGACCTAAAAACGACAAAGAATACGATAAACTTAAATATGAAGTTAAGATGAAAAAACGTGGTCGTAAGATACTATGGACAGTAGTTGAACAACCAAACAAGAAAACTGTTGCTGAATTTTTCTTTGAAGAAGACGCACAAAAAATAGCAGACTTTCAAAATAAACACCGTGTATTTCAACCTAACGGTGGTATACCCTCATTTCTTTATATTACTGCTTGACACCTCTTTATAAATATGTTATAGAGAGAGAACTATGGCATTAT